GCCTGTGTCCGGCACAGGTATTCCGGCAGGCGCGCGAGTTGCCAGCATTACAAATACTACGACGTTTGTATTGTCGGCGGCAGCTACGGCTACCAATACTGGCGTTACACTGACATTTTCACCTTTCTTTATCCTATCGGCAGCGGCTACGGCGACTAATACGGGCACCACGCTGACGTTTACGCCTTTCCTGACGCAGCTTACTTCGCCCTTCGCAGGGGCTGTCGGCTGTGGCTTTTTGGACGGTTGGTTTGTATTCAACCAACCAGACAGTCAGATTTTCTGGGTTATGGATTCAACAGGAACAACAGTTGATCCGCTCTATTTTGCGAGCGCGGAAGGTTCACCTGACAATCTTGTCACGCTGATTGTAGACCATCGCGAAGTCTGGCTATTTGGCACAAACTCAGTCGAAGTCTGGTATGACGCCGGTCTGCCAGATTTTCCGTTAGCGCGTATTCAAGGCGCGTTTAACGAAATTGGTTGTCTTGCGGCTTACTCAGTCGCCAAACTCGACAACGGCTTATTTTGGCTTGGCACCGATCAACGCGGTAATGGTATCGTCTATCGTTCGAAAGGTTACTCAGGCGAGCGGGTATCGACCCATGCGGTCGAATGGCAGATCCAGCAATACGCGACGCTATCTGACGCTGTGGGCTATACCTATCAACAGGACGGCCATAGCTTCTACGTTCTGAACTTCCCCAACGCTAACACGACATGGGTTTATGATGTAGCGACAGGCGCATGGCATGAGCGCGCTGGCTGGGAAAATAACGACTTTACCCGCACACGCGGTAATTGTCAGATGAACTTCAACAATGAAATCGTCATCGGCGACTACCGCACAGGCGATATTTTTGCTTACGATCCGACAGTCTATTCAGAAGCTGGCACGACGCAGAAATGGCTACGCTCATGGCGCGCTCTGCCTACAGGTCAAAATGATCTGAACCGCTCGACGCAACATAGTCTTCAGCTTGACTGTCAGGCTGGTGTCGGTCTTTCCGGTTACAGCCAAGAGGAAGTCAATGCTATTATTTACATTTATGATCGCGCGCATGATTTTATTCTTGACCGCGCTGGGTCTGCTCTAAAAATCCGCGACTACGCTGAATATACCATAACCATTGGTGCAGACCCGCAGGTCATGCTGCGCTGGTCTGACGATGGCGGACACACTTGGTCTAACGAGCACTGGAAATCTATGGGTCAGATCGGTCAGACTGGCTACCGCACGATCTGGCGGCGGCTTGGCATGACGATGAAACTCCGCGATAGGGTCTACGAAATATCAGGCACGGATCCTGTTCAGATCGCTATCATGGGCGCTGAACTGCATGTGAGCCCGACCAATGCCTAATCTGGTCGATAACAACACACAGATCCCCGCAGCTCGCGTCAAGATGAACGATGACTCTACGGGGTTCGTTAACCGCCCGTGGTATCGTTGGTTCTTTAATACTTACCAAGCGCTTGAAGCTGGCCGACGCTATGGCTCGTTTTATAGCACAACATCATTTACGCCTGCGGCTACTAACACGGCATATGCGCTAACATTCAACAACACATATACACGCGCTGATGGGTCTGATGTGACCTATGGCGTTTACATCGGCACACCAACGTCGCGTATTTATGTAGACAATACAGCTACTTATAATTTTCAGTTCTCGGCGCAATTAAAAAATATATCTGGATCGGGGCATAGTGTTTTTATTTGGCCTCGCGTTAACGGCGTCAACGTAGATGATTCCGCGACACAAGTAACGCTAGGCGGCGGTTCAAACGCTGCGGCTGTTGCCGCGTGGAATTTTGTGCTAAACCTCCAGACGGGTGATTATTTTGAGCTTATCTATTCAGTGGATAGCACAAACGTCACGATCCCTTATGTTGCCGCGTCTGGGCCTGTCCCCGCTATCCCTTCGGTCATCCTGACCGTTACAAGTTGTGTAGGTGTATAAATGGCTGTCGTAACGCCCACCGCTAAAGCTCAGTTTATTGACGCCGCAGGCGTCCCGCTTGCAGGCGGATTTCTTTATACTTATGAGGCTGGCACCACCACGCCGCAAGCGACCTATACGGACTCGACTAGCTCGACGCCCAATAGCAATCCAATTGTGTTGGATTCGCGCGGCGAAGCGAATATTTGGCTTGCTTCGTCTAACTATAAGTTCAAACTGACCGACGCTAACGGCACTGAGATCTGGACGGTCGATAACATCGCCGCGCCATCGACGGCTTTGTCACCCGTCTTTGATAGTAACGTAAGCATATCCACGGACTCTCCTGGCCCCGCGTTGCTTATAACGCAAACTGGCGGCGGCCCAGCAATGCGTGTTCAAGACTCAGCCGATCCTGACGCATCGCCATTTGTTATTGATACTTCAGGTCAAATAGGTATTGGCACAGCGTCACCATCTAATGCCATTGACGTAGCTGGCGGCGCTATTCAAATCTCGACATCTGGCGGCACGTCCCGCACGGTCATGTCGGCGGATTCAACGGATTCTATATTTTCGGTTAATGATGACCGCAATTTTACTGTTAAAACTAACACGGCCACACGCTTAACGATTAATTCGACGGCGGCTACAACAACAGTTCCTGTTGTTCTCCCCGCAAATCCTACGACGGCGTTACAAGCTACTACTAAACAGTATGTTGACAACTTAACAGGTTCTCCCGCAGGCGTTATCATGGCCTTTGCGGGAACAACAGCGCCTTCGGGATTTTTAGCTTGTAACGGCGCGGCTGTATCACAAACTACATACGCTGCTCTTTACGATGCGATAGGCGCTACTTGGAACACAGGTGGCGAAGGCGCGGGTAATTTTAGATTGCCAGATCTTCGCGGTATGTTTCTCCGTGGCACGGGCACCAACGCGACTGGATCATCTAGCGGCGCTGTAGGCCCATCGGTCGGCACATACGCGGTAGATACTTATCTTAACCATAATCACGCTATTACTGACCCAGGCCACGCACATACAGTATCTGCGGATAACGCTGCTTTTGGCACTGGCTCGCTAGGATCTGTAAATAGATTCCAATCTTTTAGCGGCAGCACTACCGGTTCTACAAGTAATGTCGGAACAGGTATATCAGTCAACACATCCGGCGGCACGGAAACAAAGCCAAAGAACTATGGCGTGCTATACATCATCAAGACCTAGTATTATAGTGAGGCATTATGGATCCGTTCGCACTAGCCCTTTTAGGAAGCACCGCAGCAAGCGCGCTCAGTAGTGGGGCTGGCTATGCGGCTTCACAACGTGCGGCTGGCACACAGGCCCAGGCCGCTCAACAGGGCGGCATGTTGGGCTACATCGCTCAACAGCAAGCGCTTCAGCAAGCGCGCGAAATGGCTGAGAGAGGCGCAACAGAGGCGCGTGGCTACTATGATAAGGGCCGTGAAGATCTTCTAGCTCAAGGCCGCACAGGCGCTGAAACAACGCGTGAATTTTACGGCAGAGGCGTCGCAGCTCAAGAACCTTATACGACCGCAGGCGCAGGCGCGACAAACCAACTTGCACAACTGTATGGCGTAGGCGGCGACTATACCCGTATGCCGACGCTCGAAGAACTTCAGATGGATCCTGGTTATGCGTTTCGCACCAAGATGGGCGAACAGGCCATGCTCAACATGGCGCGTGCAGGTGGCACAGCGGGGTCAGGTGGCGCATTAAAAGCTAGTATTCGCTATGGTCAAGAAGCTGGCAGTCAAGAATACCAGAACGCATACGCGCGTTTTATGGAAAACCGTCTTAGAGCTACGCAAGGTCTTCAGAATCTGGCAGGCACTGGAGCAAGCGCAGCGGGAACAGTATCGCAGCTCGCTGGCACAATGGGCGGTCAGCTATCTGGCAATCAATTTGGCCTTGGCGCTAACCTCGGCACAATGGCGTCCAACACGGGCAACACTATTGCTGGTCTTTACGGTGGGCTTGCAAGTCCTCAGATGACGGCTCTAGCGGCTGCTAACCCTTATGCGTCGGCTATTGAGAATGTAGGACAAGCCCGCGCTTCCGGCTACATGGGCGGCGCGTCTGCGCTTCAGAGCGCGCTACAGACGCCAGTTAACGCTATGATGGCGTATGGCATGGCGGATCGTTTTGCTCCACAGAACAGAACATCTACATACGCGTCAAACCCAAATTTTAACCGAACTTATGCGCCAGGATTTACCCCAGGATTCCAAGGTGCTCCGACATTTGGTGCGCCAGGATTTTAAGGTGATATAAATGCCAGTAGATT